ACACCAACTGGGGGAGGGCCTTCTGGTACCCAGTAACACTCAAGGAAGTTTACATATTTGTCGCAGTGCTTAGGAGGATTCCAGCTGTAATGATCCTGTGATGTTATTAGATTATCGCGTTCGTCATTGTTGCCAAAGAATTTTAATTGATTTTTAAAATCAATAAAATCATAAAATTTTTCGACGGACCCGTCATCTTTTTTAACAACGACTCCTGGTTCTAATTGATATCTACTTCTTAGTGTGTTATCAGAATCTAGATAAACGTCTGGACTGAGATATGTTTTACCATATCTACGACCAATGTATCCTACTAATTTTTCTAATGATCCCGGTTGAACCAATGGATCAACTACCGCAGACATAAACTTGTCATTGGTATCTGATCTAAATATCGACGGTAACAGTTCTACTGTTTTTCTAATCGGTAAACCGCTTTTTGGAAATTTATCTGCCATATTATGTTGTTGTTACAATGCTTGCGATAGGTGCTCTAACCTCAGATGCGGTTATCGCAGAAACTATTACTATGTCGTCTACTGTGGCACCGTTGACAAAAATTTCGTCTGGGCCACTTTGTATTTCAAACAGGCTGCCAAATGACTGGCTGGTCTGTCTTGGAACAATTATTATGTTGCTGATGTCGGGAGACACCTGGTTTAACACGTAGGTAACTAATTCGCTAAGATAAAATCTATCTCCAAAATCCCAATTTGTAATATCAAAAAATTCATTGACTGCATTAACTATTCTAACTTTTAATTCATTATCATTGATCGCTTGATTAGGATTTTTAACCACTTTAAATTGTGCCTGTAATTTTGTCGCTGCTTTAGATCCAAATAAAACCTTGTATTTTACAGGATGGTAAATGATATCATCGCTGATAGCTTTAATAGCATTTAATTTAGTACCAAAACTAATTTTCAAACTGTCACTGTTAGGTGCTTCGGGTTCTACATCTGTACCACCGATTAGGTAGGTTCTAAATGCAAAGTCATAACTTCTAGTTAATAGGAAAATATCAACAATGTTACTTACGCTAGGATCAATTCTTCTATCAACGCTGGCGTTGTGTACATATTGGAATTTAATTTTATCTCGGCCGATCACTCCTTTATATGCACTTTCTAATATCAATGTATTGGTTGTTTTATCAACCCGTTTAACTTGATCTTCTGCGGTATCATAAAAATATATCAATTGTCCATCATTATAGTTAGAAATCGTAATCAGTGATTCTCTTTCAACTATTAATACTAGGTTGTCTGTATTGTCTATTAATTGGTACGCTTGCGACCCAGCCTCGTCAACTATTTCTTTAAAAAATAGATAATTTAATTGTGTATCAACTCCTACTATTTGTTCAAATGCTTCTGGATTATCTGCGACACCGTCGTCGTCTCGATCAGAAAATCCTACTTTAATTTCTATAGAACTTTCATATCCGTCATCAAATTTAATTGTGTCATCAATTTCAAATACAAAATCGTTCCCAATGGGCACTGCTGATCCTGTGCTGGATTTATTAATTCCTAAAACTTTTACCTGGTCCTTAACAACTTGTCCTAGACTATCATTGTATTGTTTTTCATTAGCATCAAAATAAAATCTATTTTGTTCTACGCTACCAAATACATAATTCAATCCACGAATTCTTATCACATATTGATCTACATCTTTTATGAACGCCAATATCCAAGATGCATCTAAATTGCTGTTTGTGGTATCGCCTGACTTTCCTAGACTGAAATTAGATACTAAATCTAAATCGCTGGCTGCGATTATTTTCCATGTTGATGTAGGTACATCAAATCTCAATCCAAAGTTTACTCCTTGGAATGTTTGGTTGACTATTTCTGTTTCCAGTGCTGTAGGTAAATCGTTAACAAATTTAGGAATAATTCTAGTTGCTATCGCACCAGTCGGCACAGGGTCGTTAAATACCACCGGTCCTAGTCCTGTAGTTAGTACTCCTCTACCAGCATTGGTTCCATCACCAACTATTCTAATAGTTTTAGTCCATAGTCTATTTGTTTGTTCCGAATCGTTGGCATTAATTAATACCAACTCGCCTTTCTTGAATGCGTATCCCGTAGGCGGAACAAATTTAATTAGTGCTCCGGGAGCAAGATATTTTAAACTGCTGGTAGAATATACTCCGACTTTTAACAGAGAATTATCAACTACGTTCTTAAAATAGCCGGTGGCCATATTAATATCCGACGTAACTCGTTGCCAGACACTGTTTGAATCTGTGAAAAGAATCTTATCAAATTTCGTAATGTAAAAATTATACACATCGGTATTAGTAAAAATAGGTTCTACACTGCGTCTAATAAAATTTAATATGTCGATTCTACTGGAAAATTTAAAATTTAATTGATTTTCTATTTGTTCTTTGTAAATGAATCCATCGTCAGCAAATACATTTATACTGCTGTATTTTCCACTAGCGTCTAATATGTCAAAATTTCTACTAATACCGCTGGATGTTCTGTTTATAGATTTAATTTTTAAAATGTCTTGAGAGCTAGACAGCGGTGCAAGATTATAATCTTCACCTGTGATCATTCTGTTCTGTGTGTAATATACCGCAGGGGCATTGGTTCTAATCGAATTGATATCTTCCGATGCCGCACTAGACGATACCGAATATTGCAGAGCCAATCCTATAGTTAATGTTTGTGCCTGCCCGTTTTTACTAACGTATGGTATTGAAATATTAATCCCTCGCAGTTCTGCAGGAGAGATTGTGTAACTTAATCCGTTACTGACTCTATAATAAACACGGAATGCACCTTGTGGCAAGTTGCCGTATACTCCATCGGCAAATACTAGAGCAACTCTATCTTCTTCCTTGGTTTCAACAGCGTAGATATTTCTAACATTTTGTGTGAGACTGTTATAAGCGATATTATTACCGATCAAACTAGAAACTTGAGTCCATTGATCTAATTGATTGCTGTTGCTGCCTAGATTAAACAACCATAAGTCGTCATTGTTGATATTCGCACTGTCAACTGCAACTGTTTCATTGGTTGTTGGAACGTCTATAGAAAAATCTGCAAGCTCTAGACTGCCCTGTTTAAACATTAGATAAAATCCAGTGTTTTGGCTGCCTGGACCTTTGCCGTCATTGCGATATATAAATCCTAATTGATTGCCTGGTACTGGAGGTTCTTCATAAACCGTGTCGCTGTCTTTGAATGCTGTGCTGACTATTTCAAAGGTCATAGATCTTGCTGCTACTGTTTTGTTAAACGTGTAAATCGGAACATCGGCACCGGTCGTCTTGAATCTGTACTGCTCTGTAGGGATTCCCTGTACCGTTCCAGAACCTTGACTACGACCAAATTCTGTGTTGTCTGCCATGGCTGCATTGAGGATGGTAATAAACTGTTCTAACCAGTTGGTGTTAGTCGGATCGTTCCATGACACTATTTGGTTAGCTAAATTTTTACCGTTTGAATCTAATAATTCTTCTGTTGTTGTTACACTAGAAAATTTAATTAATCCATTAGCTGCTATATTTCTTTTGGCGTTATAACTAAGCATACGAGCTAGGCGCAGCACACTTTCTTTACGTTCGGCCAATTCAATGAAATTTTCTCTTGATGCTAGATCAATACGGAAAGCTAGACTTTGTCCTAAAAATGCTACAGCATCAATAAGAGCCATATATTCAGAAGATTCAATATAATCATTAAAATCTTCTGGGTAGTTTTCTCTTAGATATGTAATAATAACTCTGCGTAGATTTTCAAAGTCGTATGATTTGAAATCAGCATTCTTAAATGTCTGATAGACTCTGGTCCAATCTTCGTTGAGTATTAGGTTATTTTGTCTGCTAGTCGTTGTCATTTATAGTCCCTATATCATATTTACCAAACAAAATTAACTGCTTAGTTAATGATAGCATTATTCTTATCAAAATCAAATGTCATGCGTTCATTGATGTTGAACGGTATGTATGTTATATCTGCCTGTATACGTATTCCTATGTCTGTGCTGTCAATTAATACCTCATTTACTACGATTCTCGGATCGTAATTTATTATGGTTTCAACATCTTTAGCTATCATTTCTTTAACATCTTCAGTGAATTGTTCAAACAGCATATCCCAAATAATCGTACCAAAGTCTGGATTTTCTAATTTTTCGCCCTTGCGAATATAAAAATGATTGATCAAATCCTGTTTAACAAGGTCGATATCATAGATTTTATAATTCTTAGATGTTTCTTTAGAATTAAATCCTTTGTAAGTAAATGTGCCGCCTTTGTCTCCTACAGAAGCTGTATTAGTTGCGACAGTTTTTTGATTGTATAATGTATTTGCCATAATATCTCCTAGGTATCTCTATCTGTATTTGCTGGCGTTAAGAATTGCGGCACTTGATTTTCATGCAGAGGCCAAGGCTCGTGCATGGGGATTCTTTTCATAATACTCGCTATTGTTCCTGACTGATATTTTGTTGTTGCCCAATCTGCCGAGGTGGAGGTTGCTGGATTTTCGTGTGTAGTTAACGGTATCACCTGTTCTGCTACATCTGCTACATCTGCTAATACACCATTCATGTGTATTGAGCTGGCGCTTTCTCTAAGCTCTCCTACTGCTACTATATGTGTACTTCCTGCCGAGGTAAATCTGCTATTTGCTGTTGTGACTAAATTAATATTACCTGTTGATGCTAGTTTTGTTGTTCCGCCTATTTTCTGATCCCAGTTTGCCCCAACTGTGATTTTACCGTCTGCTCCTATCAACAGCTCCATGTTAGATCCCACGTCTGCCTTAAGTCTGCCACCTGATTTCATATTGATGTTTCTACCGGCTTCTAGATTGATATCTCTATTTGCAAATACATTAAGATCAGTTTCTGTATGAATACTAATACTGTCTTGAGCATAGATATCAATCTTGCCATTTGCCGTTAATTCAATCCATGTTGTTCCTCTAGAGTTTCCAATATAAATTAAATCTTCACTGTTGTGCATCAATATCTGATGGCCAGTTCTAGTTCTTAAACGGAAATATTCATTGTAAGGAATTGTTGCTTCACCGGAGTTGTTTGCTGTTTCACCTGTGCCCACAACTTTCTTTTCAAGAAGATCGATGTATTTCACCGGTCCTGCGGCAGCAGAAGTTGCTCGATGGTATCTATCATCACCGTCGTCCATGACAAATTGTGTTCCGCCTAATCTGCTGATAGGAACTGGCGAGCTGGTTTGTCCGTCAATTGATCCCATGTTTGCCCGTTTAGCATTTTCTCTGCGATCTACTGGACCGGGGGATGATATGCCAAATACCATGCTTGGTGCTTCTCTTCTACTTGACGTTGTTGTCACTCCTCTAACATCGTCTTCTAATAATCCCTGTTCTAAAAATCTATCTGCGATAGGATGTACTGCTTTTGGAATTTTTTCTACATCAACTGTTTGATCTTTAGAGTTTAATTTTCTATTAACTTCTGCGACTGGTAATGGTGTTCTTTTAGTGATGTCTTGATTTACTCCGTACTTTTTCTTGTCGGCAGCATCTATATCAAGTTCAGTTGATCCTCCGATCGCTGGCACCATATGATTTGCAAATCTACTAGGTACGCATCCTATCCAGTATCCCTGTGACGGGTCACCGTCAACGAAAACCACTAACACTGTAACACCAACATCTGGTGGTACAAACCACATACCATAAGATTTTTGTGTGTCGTTATAGGCTTCTGCTGTGGTAGATCCTTGAGCACTGGGTCGTTGGCCTAGAGCCTGCTCACCTTGCGTCTGTTTTGCTATGGCAGAGTTCTGCCCCATATACTCGAATCCGGTATATCCGAAGAACGGTTGAGCGCAGCTTACAACATAGGTCTGCGTGTCTTGTCCTATGGTATTACCTTGATCTCTAAGCAGCGTCACTTCGAGACTGCCCATGAAACTTGGATCAAGATGGCTTATTATCCTTGCAAGATAAGGACCATTACCTATTCCTCTGGAGTTTGTTATTTCCGACGACGAGCGTTTATCTTCTGACATATTTTATCCTGTTCTACCTGTCACTGTATTTCCTGATCTTATTTTTATAGCAGTATCTGCTACATTATTTCTCTCAGGTATTACAGTTCCAAATTCATACGCTCCTTCATCGCCGTTTTGTGATCTAATAGTGCGACCAGCTTCTGCTGGTAATTCTTTAAATTCTTCAGCTTGGCTAGGCATTCTCATACAAGAAAGTTTTTGTCTAAAAGCACCTTCGGTGAATATACTTTCACACTGATTAACTTTGTAGATACCACTGAAAGGACTTTCTTTACCACCATAGGAAAATTCATAGGTACCTTTTGCTTCGTTAATATCTGAGGGTGTTCTAAATGTTAGATATATGTATACATCGCTGCCTTCATAATTCATTGTACCATCTTCAGTTACTTGAGAATTATTTTCTACGGCTGGTGCAAAATAATTAGCAAATCCACTGTCTACTATCCAATAAGGATCGCCTAAGATTTCTATATTGATAGTGACCATTTCTGTCTGGTTCTGAGTAAATGCTCTATGAAAAGATTCTGCTACCGATTGTTCGACGTCTTGTTGTCCTGATCCGCCTTTGATCCGTTCGTCTAAGGCAGTTGGATCTCTTCGATTTCTCTTTCTTCCACCTGTGGCCAATGCAGCAGCTACCGCAGCACCTTTACCGGCTTTGGCTTCTTTGTTTTGTTGGGGGGCGGTTCCTCCGCTGGTATTTGGATCAGAAGATTTACCGCTATCGACTGGGTTCCCTGGCTGTGTTCCTGTGAAGAATGAGTTTTTAATTTCAATATCAAATTTTAACACATCAACATTTTGTCCGGTATAGATATAATTATATGCCTTGGTGATTTTTTTCTTTATAGGAGCATAGTTAGGTACAGAAGTTGGATTTGAAAATATCGATTCGTGAACTAAAAACGGAACAACTCGATATGTGAACCTCTTGGCAAAATCTCCTGTGAGTATATCATACTCTAAAAGCTCTATTTGAACATCTAGCCTGAACCACTTGATAAACCCATCTGAAGTGCGACCTGTTTTTGAGTTGGGATTAATAGCTTCTTTGGCATATTCAGAGCTTAAAATAACCTGATTTATAATTGATGTTAACGACTGTCCTTGTGCAAATTGAAACGTACGATCTTTAGGATTAATGGTCATGTTATCTCTTCTAACAATTCCATCCTTGCTGACCTGATCGCCATGTTTAGGCATTACAAAATTTCCGCCTTTGTTTTGTCCGAATCCAAAAGAAGATTTACCTATATCGTTAGTATCAAAACCTGTCTGTACATTAACGTTTGACTTTCCTTTTACTGTCATTGCTTCTTTATCGTTAGGATTAACTGTGGCTGTTTTGTCAACACTTTTAATATCTTTCATTGCATTAAATGTAGAAGATGATGTTGGAAAATCTATTATGTATTCGTCTTTGATTCCTATCTGTTGATCGTCAAGTAATCGCTGTTCAATGTCGTTTAATACTCTTTGAAGGCTTTCCCTTTCGCCTGATAGTGCTGATTCTATTGTGCCAGAGGTACCAGCTGTAATTTTTACATCGTTGTATGCTACATTAATTGCATCACTGAAGCCCTGATGGTTATAAGGTATGGCTTCCATTTTATAGGTACTGCCGCTTTCATTGACTTGAAATTTGACATTTATCAATTTCATTACAAAAAACTTTGGCTTTACTGTTTTATATTGTTTTCCTAGTTCGTCATAGCCTAGAAAATCTAATCTTAAAACATAAGGAGCATTGTCTAGATAGTTGGCGTAGCCAGCACTTTTTGCAGCAACCTGTAAACTCTGCAACAGGGTGCCCATAGAATATGGTTCGTATATATCCCATTCAAATTTAAATGCGTTGGTGTTTCCTGTTTTAGCACTACCACCTGCAACAATTCCCTTCATTGTAAAGTTGTTGATAAAAAATTCTGGAGTACCGTGGGCGGTGTTGACTCGTTGGCTGTCGAATCTTCCGCCGGAGCTCATGATAACAAATTTGAGATCAGCTGGGCTGTTTCTGTATGATGGCGGATTGTTAAATTGTTTTTTGGTTAAACATGCCATGGTCCACATAGGTGAAAAAGAAGCAAACTGTTCCAAAGGATTTAAAATTACCGATGGTAGATTGCTGCTTGTTGACAACTGTTTGTTGGGGTTTGAAGCTGTGGTACTAGAACCTTTGATTATAGGATCTATCGATCGTGCTGGGTTCAGCCCTGTTACTCTTTCCGCTAGTCCTTCTCCTATACCTACAGAAGAAAGTCCAAGGTCTAGAAGTTTTCCACCGTCGGGTCTAGTGATTTCAGCTATTGCTCTACCTATATCTCTAATAGCCATCTTAGACTCCTAAAAATTTTTCTAGGTTTGATCTTTTGGGGAGATAGATAGTTGTTCCTGGTTCAAAATCGTAGATAGGATCTTTGAGCACACTCATATTACGTTGTACAAATACCCACCATAATTTAGGATTGCCGTATAGATCATAGGCCAACAGGTCTGGTCTGTGCTTATATTGATTTTCAATTATGTACCTAAAATCATCTGATTCCGCAGGCACTGGTCTAATTTCCAATAGTTCTAGATAAAGACTGTTTTGTTGAGTGGTTACCCAAGGACTTGATTTAGTATATGCTGCCATATTAGATATATCCTACACTATCTTTGCCAGCCACGGTGCCTCTTGAATACTCCTGTAGACTGAATTTTCTTAATCGTCTTCTGTTGTATATTGGTGATACTGTCACTGATATTGTGCTGAGAACCGGTACCCATGTGTCGGTACCAAATGTATTACATTTTATATAGTTAACATCATCTTTAAGGTCCACAGAGAAGGATTTAATCACCACCGGCACCTTGTCAAATATGCTGGATCCGTATCCTGACAGGTTACAGATGATTGGAGGATTGCCTGCATTTTCTCCTTGACCAAAAAACATTTTGGTAGCAGTTTTGAAGAATGTAGTAGCAGCTATCCAATAGGCTGCGTCGGATTCAGTTTCGCAGCTAAATTCTCCACTGATCTGGATATCTTCCACAACGCTGTTCTTATATGCTTGGAACTGGTAATTGCTGTGTGTGGCATCTATGGTTTGATAATTTGCCTTTGTTGATACTGTGATGTTTGGAGTATAGGGCCAAACAACTCCTCCAGTGTTCTTTAAAAGGGCAAATAACGGACTATTAAATAAAGTCCATTCTGCATTGATTCTCACACGCCAGTCATTTTTAGCATTAGGTTGCAACTGGATTTGACTGCCTTGATTCATGAATAGTTCGGCTCCGCCTGGGAGGTTGGCTCCTCTTTTAAGGCTTAAGAAATTATTCAACATGCCTGCTGCTGAAGAAATCTGTCCTGCTAGGCCTTGAACACCACCTGC